AGTTCTGCGTCCATATATTCGCAAAGTTCGTACATACCCTTTACGACTTTAACCGTATTACCTTGCGCACCCTTTTCCCATATGCGCTGTTTAAAGAACGCAGTGCCAAGGGTTACGAAGTTAAACGAGTAAACAAACGGATTCATTTTCGCCGCTGTCGGCATGGCTGCTCGTGCTACTTGCGGAGTTTCGCCTTGTTCGAGCAATTCCTTGTAATTATTCATCGATTCATTAACGTAGTAGTGTACGGCTTCGATATCCTTTACTTTATCGCTCGGCAACGTGTAGTCGTTAGATGTCAGCGCTCTATTGCCGCCAGCCACTCGCATGTTCCGCGTCGTATACGTGACGAGGTGATCGTAAACCTCTTTGCTAACGTCAACGAATTCAAACTCTGTATACTCTCCACGAAACACTTCCGGAACGTGGCCTTGTCGTAGTATACTAAGCGGACGCCTTACGTTGTCTCTGTCCTTCTTGCCGAGGTAAATAGCCGCGTTACGTGCAGCGTTTAGTCGGTCAGGGTCGCTATACCTCCGTAAAATTATCTGAAATGTATCGCCTATAAAGGTGGGCACACCGTCGATTACTTTTATCATTTATCCGTCCCCTAATCTTTCGCTAATTCGCGCTTAATAAAGTGAATCAATTCGATTTCAATATTGGCTTTGCGGACACCTTGCGCTAGTGCCTCGGCAATGGCGTCCTTTACCGCTTGCTTGGCTGCGTCCATCATTTAACGCCCGAGCTTCCGAAGCCACCAATTCCGCGATCAGTCGGTGCCAGTTCTTCAACCAACGTAAATTTAGCCGTTTCGAACTGCTTAACCACACCTTGGCAAATCCGCATCCCATTTTCGACCACAAACGGCTGACTGCCCCGATTCTCTAAAATTACTTTAACTTCGCCAGTGTAATCAGCATCGATAGTCGCAGGACTATTCGTTAATGTAATTCCGTTCTTTAATGCTAATCCTGATCTTGGTCGTAATTGTAGCTCGAATTTTGGTGGTAGTTGTACGCAGAGACCCGTTCCGATTAACACTCGCTCACCTACAGGTATCGTGATGGTTTCGCCCGCTCCGATATATGCTTCAATATCAAATCCGGCTGCTAATTCCGTTTGGTATTTCGGTAAATTCACATCAGGTGCTGTCTTCTTTACTCTTACATTTACTCTCAATGGATTTCTCCCCTTCCTTAATACAAACGCGATTTTGCCTAATTCATCACGAACTATTAGTTTTTCTTCGTTGTGTAGTCTTGTGTGTTCAGATAAAGAGACAATTTCTAAGTTATCGATTTCGTTATTAAGTTTGTTTTCGTCTTTGTGATGAACATGCTCCTCGTTTGTCAACGAACGTCCTAGATGTTGAGACATAACATACCTATGCTCAAAGATATATCCGTCTTTTTGGGCGTTAGGGTGATCGGGCTTGTAGATCATTTTATACCCGTATCTTGTAATCCTCTCGCCTGTCTTAAATAGAGGGTTATTCGGTCCTCTGTTACCGAAATTAGGGTTATTTTCACCTGCGTACATTGTCTTGCGCCTAATATTGTCACAATCTTTGCTGCAAGTTTTACGACGTCCAAGATGCGACTTTTTAGTTAAGAATTTTTCGCCACAGATAAGGCAGTCTCCATACACTGGGCTATTTTTCTTCATCCGTACCCTCCTCTTGTTCGTCCTCCCTTAATTGTTTCGCGTTCAATTCTTTCAACGTGCACAATACCGAAAACTTGTCGCACATCAGCCGGCGGAGCGTGTAGATCATTCGGTAGCTCATTCCGAATATTCTTCGTTAAACATTTCCATCGCGTCATCCCAACCGCACCAGTTGTCTACGCCAACCGCTTCTAAACAACTTAATAATTCGCTATCTTTTAAAAGCGATTCATATTCCGCCTTCGATATCGTCACCATTTCTTTGTTTTCCATTTATTTCGCCTCCATAATTTCGATATTCTTCACGCCATCCACCTGCCCGACCAACGCCTCAATCGTCCGCTCTACGCTCTGCTCCGCCTTATCAAACGCTTGCCTATTGCGCTTGATGTCGTCAATTGCGCTAGTACGTGCCTTACCATACAACGCCTGCATCTCGCCTTCGCTGATGTCCTTGCGGAACATGCCGACGTCCTTACTGAGCTTTGCCTTGTCGAACGGCAGCTCGACGCTGATTATCTTAGGTTGCGGAAACTTGACCGTTACCGTGTTGCCTTGCGTTGTGACGATGATGTCGCTTGTGTTGACGCCGAGCTTAAACGTGCCGGTTGCCGCCAGCTTATACGTTTTGTCTCCGAACCAAGCGTCGTTTTCATACGTGATCGTTTTCGCAACCTTGCCGGTCAGGCCGACGAGCTGTGCCTTTGTGGACAGCGCATTGATGACCGCTTGCTTGTCGACGTAATGGGGCGCCTCGGTGGGCGTGACCACTTCGGCATGGCTTGCGTTTAACACCGTGCCGACGTAGATGCCGCTAGCTAGGGCGACAGATGCGACGAGTGTCGCTTTCTTCATCCGTATCACTCCTTTATTCGAGTAAATCTTCGATACTCTTTTCGCTGAAATAAACAAACGTGTTTTCTTCCGGCAAGAACTCGACATTTACCTTAATCTGCTTTTCGTCCTCGTCGTACCAAACCGAGAAAAGACCGTCTTTTAGGAATAAGTAGTAAACGTCATCCTTAACGTTGATTTTACCGTGCTTTTCTTCCAATAACTTCGTAAGCTTTTCGATACCCATTATTTCGTCTCCTTTCGTGATTGACTCCGTGTATTTGCGAAGCCATTGGGGAGGCCGTGCGCGCTGAATCGGAAACTCGGCTGCTTGACCGTTGGCTCTCCGCATGTGGCGCAGGTGGTTGACGTCGTGCCCATCGGGACCAGTTCGTCTCTGGTGACGTTACATTTCGTGCAGGAAAAAGTATAGAACGGCAATTACTTCGCCTCCAAGATGCGTATTTCATTTTCCGCCTCGACTAAGCGGCCAAAGCGATAACCTTCGATGAGGACCGATTTTTCATGATCCGTTAGCTTGCGATTCCACTTCGTTTCTAAATAATAGATGACTTCGTTGTACAATGGAGATTCATAATTAAACGGCTGGCTCATCGTTGGTCGCCTCCTTTGCTTCGTAAAGCATTTCGGTGATTTCGCCAACTGCGTTTAGGTGCGTTTGGTTTTCCACTTTAACTCCTCCTTTTTACGTCATAATTTATTCGTAGTGTGCATTAATCGTATTCTTCATCCCAACGTTCAACGATACCTCTTGAATGAGTCCATGTTCCGTTTCTTTCAAGTCTTTCTAAGTCAATTTCTACTGGAACATAATCAGTACCTAGTACGTTTGAAATATAGTCTAAAGCCACTATCTCTGTAGGTAAGAAACAAGTTTCAGTTAAATCCATTGTGTCTTCTTCTTTTGCAAAATCATAATAAACATCCTCTTGGTATTGATAAGCTAAAGCCCAAAATTTCATAGTAGTCTCCTGTCAATTACGACCTTTCTCGGCGTCCTTATACCCTTTATCGTAAGCCCTCGCTGAAAATATAGCCGATGCGGTAAATCCGAGTAACGCTCCTATGAATAACGCTATTAAGGCTACCATGTTAGATTATCCGCATGCTGAGCGAGTTTTCCACGGAAGTTAACGTGAAGCTCAACGACTTTGCAGTATGGTTCGTTTTGAAAGTGTTCGATATAAGGAGCGAATCCGCTCTTCTCAGGCTTGTCGAGGTCTATTTGACCGTCATGTCCGATCATTATAACTGTGCAATCATCATGGATACGTGTTAACAATTTCTTTAATTCGTTGCGAGTATAGTTTTGCGCCTCATCGATGATAACCGTACAATCTTCAATATTCGTTCCGCGAGCAAATATGTGAGACTTCGGATATACCCAGATGTGGCCCGCTTTTAATGCGTCGACATTCTCTTCATCGAAAACGACTCGCGCTGGCACTTCGTTGATTTTGAGTAGCGCATCGATTAACGGCTGTAAGTACTCCTTCTCTTTCGCTTGCTGCGTTCCTGGTCGGAAACCCATCGCCTTTTCCTGTACTGGCGAGAATACGTAAATCAGTGGCTTTCCGATAATCTTGGCGCAAGCTACTGCAAGCGTAGTTTTTCCCGTTCCTGATTTGGCGTTAACAATAGTAAGCTGATTGTCGAATATAGAATCGACGTACTCACGTTGTTCATTGGTTAGCT